TTTGCCGCTGTCTTAGGACGAGACAATAGCGGGACGGTACCAGCTTCACCTACCCAGAGGGACAGTACGCTAGTACTTTGCTTCATTTGCGTCAACCCTCCTTTTTGAAGGACAGCCCCCCGCCTGCCCCTGGGTATTTTTTCGGAAGTGCGGATTCCAAAGGACTTTAAGTGCTTGATTCTGTAAGTGCGGATTCTAAATACTGCTTCGCGAATTCGGTGTCAGTAAATCGCGAAGTCGGTGTCAGTAAAACGGAATTAAATGTCAGTAGAACACCTGCTTTTTGGCAGCCAGAAAGGCCCGACAGGCGAACATGGGGCGAATGGCGAGTGCAGTGCGTCCTGGCCACATCAGCTGCAGCTTATGCCATCATTCGCTGATGTCAAACGATGCCGGGTCAACCGCGTGCGTGTTTCGTAGCGACCGAAGCGCGTCGAGAACGGTGTCGCCAGCCTGCGCCGTGTAGCCGAGCGTCGAAAGAAACGCAGTCTTTGTAGCATCGAGCTTTGCTACGGCGGTTGATAGAGCGGGAAGCACTTTCAATCTAATGTCGCCCTGCGCCCGGAGCAAGTCCTTACTGTCAGGAAATCGCGCCTCGCACAGACGCCAGCCTCCGGGCAACTCCAAGCTCTTCGTCACGTCACGAAGTGCCGTCATGTCCTGAGTCAGAATCCAGCGAATCTTCATATGAAGTGCTCCTTCGCCTGGTCGGTGTACGTCACTTGCGAGAACTCGGCGTCCACCGTGATGCCGCCAGAGACAACCTCGGCCTGCACCTCAACAGTGATGTCCGTTCCGGTCGGCGGGGCGCTGATGACGGCCGTACCGGATGCGTATGTTTGAGGGTCAACCATCGCAATCTCGTTGCTCAAGAGGCTTCCGATTTTCAGCCGTGCGCGGCCTTCGTACGTTCCCCCGCCGGACGTGTGAACCACAATCGTTACTGAATCCACTTTGGCGAGGACGGTAGAGGCCAGAAACCGCACCCCAGTCCATACCGCCGTAGCAAACAACTCCGCGCTCAGCACAACGCCAAAATTCGCGTTGTTCACGTCGCTTGGGGTAAGCGTAGCGCCCCAAAGGTCAGATGAAGACCCGTAGGTGTCAATGGACTTCGTTGAGGACCACGGAACGCCGCTCTTTGCCGTCCCGGTCAGAACGCCAGCCTTCAACAGCCTAACTGCAAGGTCGTCTAGCCCCGCGTTGTTCGTGATCAGAGCAAAACGCTCAAACTTAACCTCGATTCCGACGATTGTCGCTCCCGCTGGAATGGCAAAGCCGAAATTCGTGGCCTTCAAAAAGTGTGTGACCACGTCCTGCCCCGAGCCGTCCGTGTCCGTCAGGCTAGCCGTTGCATAGACGCTATTCCCGGCAGTCGTAATGTTTCCCGGACCCGTCCACGCGACCGTTCCTCCGCTGCTCGAATCGTCCGCGCCGGTTCCGGCAACTTTCGTGTTGGGATCGCTAGCCCCTGAACCGCTCTTTGCCACTGATAGCATGCCCTGATATTTCGTCGCGCTCGCGGGCAAAACGAGCGAAAAGGATGCGACGGTCACATACGTCGCGCTGGTCGTCGTCCCGCCGCGCGAAGTCGTGACCTTCTGCTTTGCCGCGGAATCGTGGTACGCGCCGACAGTGTATAGGTTGTCTGCGGTGATGACGTTGTAGGCGTACCCAGCACCCACTTTCGCTGTGTTGCTGACCGCCACGCGGTCCGACGTTGCGTCGTCGGGGATGTTGCCCAGATGCTTGTTCAGCAGCGGCTTGCTAAAATCCAGCCGGTTCCCGGTCAAATCGGATGCGATCGTACGGGCGTAGGTCGTCCCGTCGGTAACCTTCGAGTCCAAGCTAACCGTGGCCACGTTCAGGCCGCCGATGTGATTAGTAACCTCATCGTGTCTGGATACGTCATCCGCATCCACGTCCACCGCGCCCAGCGTGCGCCGTAGCTTCACGATGCGGTTGGAGGCATCCACATAAGTTGCCGAGGTGCGCCTGAAGGTCGTCCCGTCGGCAACTTCGTTGTCCAGAATCCGAACATACCTTGCATAGTGTTCATCAAACTCCACTGTGGTGCTGGCGCCTGAAGCATACAGCTCAAATGTCGCATATACGGTTCCCGCAGGAGCCGTCTGCGTCATTTGCAACAATGTCCAGGAAGTGGACGCGGTTGTCACCACGTTTCCGCCCACAGATGTCCCCGATGCGTCTCTAAAAGATATAGTCATTGCAGCGGAGCCGGACCCGGATACAACTTTCGCCCGGACGGAGGCAAACAGCGTGTCACCCGCCCTGCACATGACCCTCCTCGTGGTTATGATTCCCCCGGAGCCCGAGGCTGGCGACGTGATCTTTATGCTCTGGCTGCCTGAGAATTGTGTTGAGGTGTCGTAGGCAAGGGTCGGTGTAAAGTTATAAAGCTGGTAGCCGGGAGGCGGTAGAATTGAGGGAGATGCCTCGAAGTTTCCGTTCTCGATGATTGCGTCGCCGACCACGGCGGGCGTACGCATATAGGTCGAGGTGTCGTCTATGTTGTTAAGATTTTTCCCGAGGTGGCCGCCCTGCGTGAAATCGATCTGGGCCCTCCGATTCGCGTCGATGGACGACACTGCGAAGCGACCGCTCGTTCCGTCGTCCTTCGTCTTCCCGAGCGACACAACGAGGTTGCTCGAGCCGTCCAGGCTCAGCGGGCTCGGGAGCCCGGCGCCAGGCACTGGCGCCTCGATCGGCTGCTGGGTCGGAGCGACGTCTATGAAGGCATTTGGCTCGTATTCTAGCGCGGTGAAGGCCCTCGTCCCGTCCGGCTGCTCAATGACCGTCAGAATCTCGCAGTCCGTAGCGCCGAATTCCTCGTTGAGCGATTTGTCCAGCGTGACGACGTCTCCGGGCTCGACGGCCAGCGAATCCTCGAAGCCGGTCCACTCGAACTCGAAAGGCGCGTTGTAGCCGCTGTTCGCATCAACATCATCGCCGAGCTGCCGCGCGAGCTGAAAGAGCGAAAGCCTCGCCACTCGCTCGGCAGTATTGTTGCCGAAATCCAGCGCGAGCGGGAGCGCTTTGGGGATCAGGGAAAGCCCGGGCCCTCGCACCCCAATGGCCCGCTGGTGCGCTTCATGATCGAACACGTCCCCTGCGAGCGCGAAGCGCGTGGCGTCGTCGACGCTGCCGCTGGCGCGGCTAACCTCGCGCCAGGAAGCCTGGATCTGGTTCTTGCCGCTCCTTAGATTTGCTTTCTTCGCGAGAAAAGTACCAGGCGCCACATTGTCCGCACTGAAGGTGAAAATAGACGCTCTCGGCTTGTCCGCGTAAAGGCAGATTTTCCCGTTGCGCTCCAGGATGTAGCTCCGGCACATCAGCAAAAGCTGCTCGATGACGCGGTCTTCGGTGAGCGTCCCATCGATCCAGACGACGCCTCCGTCGCTGAAGCGCGGCACGCCACTGCCGAGCGGCTCGTCGAAATATGCCGCGGCGTCCGAAAACGATTGCCAGTCGATGCGCGCCAGCTCGGCCGAAGTGAGCGGCTGGCTCGCTTTTGCTTCGCGCAGGATGAACTTCCGGATGATGCGGTCGCAGATCCACCACGCGGGATTCTGCGTCCACTGGAATGAGGTCTGATTTCCGCTGGCGTCGAAGATCCGGCACTTCATCGCCTGATAATCCGCCAGCACATCGAGCGCCGCATCCGGAGCGCCGGGATCAGGAGGAACCTTCAGCGCCAGCCAAGCGTAGCGGCTGTAAGTTAACGGGCTCAGCGTCGGAACGCTCGACCAGAACGCGTCGACGTGCTGGTCCCCGCCGGTCGAAGAAGTTCCCATTCCGAATCCGATTTCACCGTCCACTCCCGGATGGAAATGCGCTTCGCTTGACGGCAGCGAGACAGCTTTTTTGTTGATCCACAGCCGCACGAGCGAGTCCCACGGACCTTCGCCCAGCACATAAAATGCGAGCGTAGCTTTGTCGGCGAGCTGTTGCTGCAGCACCAGGTTTCCCGCTCCGCGCACGAGGCCGTACGCGATGGCCGCCGGCTGGTTGAGGAAGGCCGTTGTCAGGTCGAAGCTGAGCGCGCTTGCTGCCATGGCTAGAGCACAATCCTGCCTTTGCCGATACGATGAGGGTCGCCACCCGGGCCACTGCCGGAGCCCGGCTGAACGCCGTGGCTGCCCGGCACCCTCGTCACTTGAGCTTGCAGATGGATGATCCCGCTGAAGCGCTCGAGCACGCCGCGGGCGTTGCAGCTCGCGCGATCCTTGTCGCAGCTTTTGTAGATGACCACAAACATGCTGGTCGCGTCGGGCGTAGTCGACCATGAAGGGCTCACCGTGAACGCCGTCGCGGTGTTGCTCACGATGGAGCGGAACTGCCCCGCTCCCATGCCGCTGATGATATAGACGTTCGCGTCCGTATCGCCATTCACGGTACGTGAGAGTCCTGAATTGCCGATGAGGTTTGGCCCGAAGGCGTCCGCAACGGTTGCTCCGACCTTCATGGTTCCCGGTCCCGTAACGATGAACTTGCTCGTCGCGTCCGGAACCGTCGTCCAGTTGGATTTGAGCGTGAACGTCGTCGCGGTGTGCGTCGACACGTAGCGCTCCTGGCCGGCGCCCGTTCCGCTGAGGATCATCACCAGCTCATCTTTATAGAGATCCGGCGTTAGCGTCAGTCCCGCCGCGCCGATCGCACTGGCGCCGAAAATCGTCGCCGTCGTCAGCGGCACGAAGAGCTGCCCGCGGCGATATCCGCATTGCGCGGACGTGAACCGCCAGTGGCAGGTCTGCGTCTGAATCACTCCAGCCGCGGCCTGTTCGTTCGGCTGGAAAAGCTGGAGAATCCGGAAGATCACTTCCTCGCCGTTGACTTCCGGCTCGCTCGCAAAGCCGTGAAACTCGAAGCCCGCCGCATCCAGCGGCATGTACCACCGCCGGCAGATGCAGTACGCGCCTTCGAATTCGCCTGCGGCCAGGAGCGCGGCGACTTCGCGGTCGATCGTGTTGCCGCTGAGGTTCTGGAGGTGGAACTCACCATAGTCGGCCGAAAGCGAGCGCGAGAATTGCAGCTTCAGCTGATCGGCTTTGAGCCACGGTTTGTACGCCTGGTTAGAGCCGGTGAGCACGGACGGGTAGACGCCCTCATGCGTCGCCCAGAAATAATTCGTGCCATCGCTTCGCTGCACGTCGAGTAGATGCACGCGGACCGCGGATGAGCGCCGCTTCGCCAGCTCCGCTGCGAGTCCCGCCGGAAGCGACCTCACTGCATCACCTCGATGGCGTCGGCCGTCACAAGGAAATTGGACGAAGAGGCGTTCTTCGTCAACGTGGGCACGATCTTTACGCGATAGATGCCGAGGGGAAGGTCGCTCTTCGTCAGCAACGCCGCCGAAGCCGTCAGGCTCGCGGCATAGAGGTCGACGTTCGTCGCTGCGAGTACGACGGAGCCGTCGCTGACTCTTGTCGCGCTGACCTGAGCAATTCCCCAGGCGTTGTTCTTGGCAGACCACAGGCGGAATCCGTACCCCAAATACAACCACTCAGCGGTCTCATTGCCGGACGGCGCCAGCGCGGTGTTGTACTGCGATCCACCGTGGTAGCTGGCATTCTGATTGAAGGCCCATGTGCCTCCCAGCTTCACAAGGTCTTCGCCGAAGCCGTTCCGCTCTTCGAGGAACATCGCGTCCCGCGTCCAGTTCGTGGGATAGGAAAACATCGCCACGCCCGGCAGCTCGATAAATCTTCCACGAATGGTCCACTGATTGAAGCCGGCGGGACTGTAGGTCAGCGGGCCGTCGAATCGCCCGGTGAAGTAGCGGCTCTTTTCCCAGTCGACCAGCGTGAAGAAGTCCCGCTTGTACTGGCGCTCCCATTGCTGCAGCGCGAGCGCCGTCGCAAGATCACGCTTCGCCCAGGTCAGCTCGTAGGTCCGACCGCGCGCGAGCTGCAGCCTCGAGTAGTCTTTCCCGCTCGCCGCCTGCCACACCGAATCCGTCTCCGGCAGTCCTTCGCTGTAGCCCCAGTCGAAATTCAAGAGGCTTGTGGCCGAGGGATTCAGGATGTTCTGCTCGCTCATATCCTGCCTTCGCGGATCGCCTGGTTGATCGCTTGCGCCACTTTCACCGCGCCGCCGTTGCGCAGCCAGGTGTCGTTCACCTGATCGTGGAAGTGCACATGCACGTCTCCGCCGACGCCGCCGCCGCTGTTTAGCGCGTTCAGTCCGCTTTCGCCGAGAAGCGCCATGCCTCTGCGATTGACCACTCCTTCGCCGATCAGCAGGTTCGCGTTCACCTCGCCGCCCGCGTGAAACGCGGGCCTGCCATGAATTGCCGGCCAGCCGCCGCGCACGACGCCGCCTTCGTGGAACTGCGCGGGACCGAACTGGATTGCCGCTCTTCGCGCGCGCTCGGCTTCTGTGTCGTTGATGTATTTTTCCGCGGCGTCCACCGGCTGTTCGACCCGCGTGCGCGTGTCGCCGCCGAGCTTGTGCATCTGCGCATGCGCCTGCTTTCGCAGATCCTCGAGGTTCGAGATGGCCGAAGCCGCATCGATCTGGTGCGTGTTGTAGGCATCCTCGATTTGCTTGATTTTGTCCTTCACCTGCTGGCCGAGCTGCTCGACGGCCCGCTGGCGTTTACCGCCTCCGAAGAGCCCGGAGAAAAATCCGATGATGCCGCCGATCAGCGCACCGATCCCAAATGTGAATGCGCCAGCAATTCCCGCGATGCCGGCAGCCCCGAGGCTTCCAAAAACGCCGGGGAACGCAAGCGTCAAACCGAGGCCAGTCAAGGCCCCACCAGCAGCACCGAGAGCTGTTCCGCCAAACGGCCCGGCGCGTCCAGCGAGCCCGAGCAAACCAAGGCCTCCCAGGGTCGCAAGCGAACCTAGTCCGCCCAAAAGCCCGGCGAATTTTCCTCCAATCGCCGCGCTCGCGCCCGCCGGAAGGACCGATCTAGCCCCAAGACCATCACCAGCCGAAAGCGGGAGCGCTGTCAGACTCAGATTGCCAAGCTGGGAAGATGAGAGCGCGAAAGGAAGGCTGCCCAAACCCAACGCGGCCGAGGAGGCTGCAGAGTTGCTCGACGATGAGCCTCCAAAGACTTTGCCGAGCAAGCCGCCCAGCAGGCCGCCGCCGCCCGATCCTCCGCCGCCGAAAAAGCTTCCGAAAATTCCCGGCGTGCCTCCTATGCCGACCGATTGCGCGCCGCTCGCGCCGAAGCCGCCTCCGCCTAGATTGATTCCGAGGATGCCGCCAAGGAGGCCGCCAAGAAGTCCTCCGCCGCTGAAGAGCCCCGCCGTTGAGCTCTGCATCTGCCGCAATCCCAGCAGCCACGCGGCGATCATTTCGAAGACCAGGTGCTTGAAATTATTGAGGAACGTCCTGCCAATGTTGCCGCTCGTGATGTCGTCGAACAGCCCCTCAAGCTGCTGCGCCAGGTTGTCCCGCATCTGCGCGAACGCGGTGGCCCACACAGCAGTAATCTGCTGCGATGCCTGCGCTTCCGTGATCGTCGAATCCTGCAGAGCCTGCTGAATCGCGCGAATCCTGCGCTGCGCGTCGATCTGGATTTGCACGTTCGACCGCTCCCACGGCAGAGCCATCGCGGCGGCAGCATCTTCCTCGGTCTGGGTCGTCTGCTCGGCGGCTTGCCGCTCGATTTCCTGCCGCTGCCTTTCGGCGATAAGCTCGATGGCTAATTTTCTGGCCTCGAAATCGCTCTGGTCGATCAGCCTTCTTTCCAGCAGCCTTTTCTGCTGCCCGACGGCGATCTCCTCCTGCGCAAGCACTGCAGTGATGCCCTTCAGCTGCGCCGTTCCGGCCTGCTCCTCGAGCTGCAGGGTGGCGTCGTGAACGGAACGGCTATATTGCTTTTCCTGCGCAGCCGCTTCGGCATGCGCTGCCACAATCTGCGCCTGAGTCACCCGCTCGTTTTGCGCGTTCGCTTTTCCGTCGGCGATAGCCTCCGCGACTCGATCCTTTTCGGCTTGGCGTATTTTCGCAATTCCCTCTAGCCCTGCCTCTCTCGCCTGATTCTGCAGCTGCAAAATCGTAACGGGATCTTGCCTTCGTTGCTGATCGAGCAGCTTCGCCTGTTCGACGTTCAGCTGGTTCAGAACGTCTTTTTGCTGGTCAAGCTCATCGAGCAGAATCGACTCGCTCGCGCTGTACTTCGCGAGGCCTCGCCTCAGCGCATCTCCGAGCGCATCGCCGGTAAGCCCGAAGTGCTGGTTCAGCGTGTCGATGTTCTTCGTCGTCTGAAGGATCCTCTGGTTGATCTGCTCGAGAGTCTGCGGCCCAAGCAGGGCGGTGTTGGCCTGCCCGACGCTCTGCATGATCGCCTGGCTCTGCTGCTGGATTTTAGCGAGCTGCTCGGAATATCCGGTGAGCGAATCCACGAGCGACAGCACTTCCTTCGTCAGCGTGATCACCACCGTAGCCGCGAATGCTGCGTTCAGCGCGCTCTGCACTCCCGGCGTCTTCGCCAGCACTTGCTCGAGCGCTCGCGGCAGCTGGATTCCCGTCATATTCGCGAGCAGCTGCGCCGATTGCCGCGCTCTCTCGCTCGAGTCGCTCACCGCGGCCATCGCCTTCGTTCCGCGGTCGCTCACGTTCTGAAAATTGATCTGCTTCCCCGCTGCATCCAGGCGGTTGAACGAGGCGACGGCGCCCTTTTCATCGACCTGAATCACGATGGAAGCGGTCGCCGGCATCTATCTTCTCCCCGCCTGCTTCATCACGAAATCGCACTCCGCGCAGCGTTCGAGCGCCGCGTCCGCGAGCGGCTTCCCGCATCCCTTGCAGGGCGGATGCATTCTGCGGAATTCCGACCGCGCTTCGCGGATCGCGCGCAGAGTTGTCATTTCATCGGCGTCAAGGTCCGAAGAGTGGAAGCTCACGCCCGCTTCCATCGGCTCGACAACCGTCTCGATCACCGAAGCGAGCCACAGATAGTAGCCCGGAGAAAGCGTGCGCCTCTGCGGAAGCGATTCGAGCAGGCGCTCGCCGTTCGCCGCGGTCTTGGCCAGCCGCTCGATCCGCTCGCGCTCCGGCGCGTCGAGCGATTCTTCCATCAGCTCGATCGCCGCCTGGCGCAAACCTTCCGCGTCGCTCGTGACGGCGATCAGCCGGCCTCGGAGCTCGGAGACAGTATTCATGCCGCTTCCGTCGCCTCCGCCTGCTGCGCGCGGTCGGAAGCCGGAAACAGGTGGCTCACCGCCGCCTGTTTGTGGAACAGATCCATCTCCCGCGCGATCGCTTCGCGCCCGGAGAGCGGCGCTCCACCGACCGAATATCCTTCCACGCTTTCGATCAGCTCGTCATACAGCCTGAGCATCACGGCGTGCGACGAAGGAATGATCGTCAGCCCTCTGCGGCTTCCGCCCGCGATGAACGCGCGGTTCCGGCCCTTCAGGTAGCGGCGCCGGTGATCCGCGGTCGGCACGCGAAAGCGGTGCTCCAGGCCGCGGAACTCCTTCATCGCGCCCGGCGCGCTTTCATTCCACAGCGCGTTGAGCTTCACCGTGACGAGGTCCGCGTCGAGCAGGGATTCGTCCATCTCGTCGCGGCTCACCGCGGTCAACGCGTCCACCGCGCGGAAGCGATGGTTCTGCGGAATGCATTCCGGCCAGGTCGGAAGGTTTCGCGGGTCGCTGCCGTCGCGCGTCGAATAGCCCTCCACGCGCAGCACAGCCTTGGCGTAGAGCTCGAGCGAAGCAACATCGGTATCGACGAGCTGCGAATAGCCGCCGCCCTCCTGCTTGAACTCGACGATGATGTTCGAAAAGAATTTTTCCCAGTGCTGCGAAGTCAGCCGGGAAAAGACGTGGCGGTAGATTTTGCCCTTCGACTGGAACGTGGCCACGCGTTCCGCCGCGTCGAGCGCCAGGAGTTCGTTTCTTTCTTCCGTCATGAGACACCTTTTCCGCGCCGCGCGGGCGCATCTATTTTCGGTGTCTCAGGCTCGGGTCCGGCGTGGCGTTGCCGGTGTCCCGCTCGGGTCAAGCTCCAGAGCCCTGAGTTGTGCTGCTCCCCGCGCCATCTTGTTTGCCCTGAGGAAGGGCCCGTTCGCCGGGGTTCGGGATTTGTATAGCGTTTGTGTATGCAAATCCCAAACTGAAAAAGTCTTGCCGTTCATCCCGCCGTGAGCCAGCTCGCCTGGCCGTTCACCACGGTCATCTCGAACGGCTCGTCGGTCGGGTAGTTGTTCGCCAGCAGGCCGTTGTCGTCCACCGTCAGATTATAGGCCACGAAGTTGCCGTCCGCCGCCGGGCCGCCCTTGAACTTCACATGCGGGAAGCGGAACTTCAGTTGCGCCGCGGCTCCGGAGTTGACGTTGATCTGAACTTCCTGCTCCGTGCCGTTGATCAGCAGCGTGCGAATGTCGTCGACGTCCTTCGCGGAAACCTGCATCTGCAGGCCGAACTTCATGTCGCCGCGACGATGGTAGCCGGCGTAGATTCCGCCGCCGGGATGCCGCACCGCTTCCTGCTGCCCGTCGATGCTCACGCTCCAGCTGCGGACGCGCTGTTTTATGGACACCGGCGCGCCCGGAGGCCCGAGCAGAATATCGGCGTCATTGTTGAGGATGAACGTCGGATTCGCTAGCGCCGGCGCCACAAAGGTTCCTGCGTCGAGGTGATGGCCGCTGCCGATCATCTCGATGTCGCAGGTCACCGGCCCGACCGCGCCGCCGTTGAATTTCGCCGAAGTGATCGCAAGATCCATCAGCTTGTATTTCACGTCTGCCGTGTCCTGGATCCAGATGCTGGTGACAGGCGAAAGCAGCGTCGAAAGATCGGCCGTGAACTTGTGGGTGTAGGGGCTCACGGCGCCGGTCGTCGTCACCTTGCCGAAAAGGAACGCTCCGATCCAGCCGGCGAAGTAGTCGTACACCGCCGCGCCGCTCAGCGAGAATTTGGCGTCGCGCTGGATCTCCGTGCGCACCGAAGCCCAAGGAAATCCCTTCGCGAGGCCGGCGTCAGAAAAGAACTGCTGTTCCGGCAGCGTCGAAAACGCGCCGCCGTCGAACCGCAGGCTGTGCGTCAGCGAAGCATCGAGCAGCGCGGTCCCGTAGTTTGTTTCCTTCTTGTCGCTGATCACGATGGCCCGCGCACGGATCAACTGCGAATTAAAGCTCATTTGCCGCTCCCGTTCCCGGCGCTTTTCTTCGCCCCGGGCTTCACGATCTCAAAAATCTGCGCTCCGTCGATCCGCGTCTCCGCGAGGCGCGCGCGGAATTCCGCCGCGGCCACGCGAACGATCTTTCCCGGAGCGAACGCGTACTGGTAATTGCTGCCGTGGACGCGCACGCAGGCGCTTTCGCCTTTTCCCGCGGCCGCTTCGCCCGCCGCCGTCAGCCTCACGTCCACAAAATCTTCCGCCGTCATCTCGCCCTTTCCTCACGCCGTCGAAAGCGGGAACTCCTGCACCGTAAACGCGAGCTCGCAGTAATGCACCAGGATTCCCGAAAGGCTCGCCGCCGTCACCGTGCGCGCGTTCATCGGCGTCGAATCGAGCGCCTTTCCGTTCAGGTTCCGCTTCGCGCGGAAAGCTCCGCGAATCGCCTCGATCAGATTCTGGAAAGTGCGCTCGGAAGCCTCAGCATCTTTCACGCTCAAATAGCCGCGCAACACGATCAGATGCAGCTCCTCGGTCGCGCCGACGGTGCGGTCGTTCGACTGCGTGCTCTCCCGCGTTACGTCCCAGGCTCTGATCATTCCAGTCGCTTCGTCCTTGTAAGCCGCCGCCACGTCGGCTTCCGTGTTCACGGCGCGGCGATAAGCGTTCACTTTTCCCACGTTCGCGACCGTCTCGAGGATGGCAGCCGTTTCGGTGATGATGTCGTCGAGCGCCATCTCAGCTTCCGAGCCCCCGCTTCACGAGCGACTCGCCGATCGCGCGCTCGAAAATCCCTCCGAGCTCCTGCTGCAGCTGCGGCAGCGCCCGCGCGAACATCCCGAAAGCCGAAGTGCCGCGCTTCGCGATTTTTCTCGCCACCGCGAAAGCGATCGACAGCGCGGTCTTTTCATCTCCGACGTGGAACTTTTGCTTTACCCACGGAAGCAGAGCTTCGGGCGGTGGAAAGTGCGGCCCGGTTCCCGCCTCGACGTACCCCGCATAGACGTCCGCCGGCGGCTGCGCGAGGATCTCCACCTGGCTGATGTCCACTGTCTTTGTCGTCTCGAACGCGATGCTGCCGGCCAGGATTCCCGAAGCCACTGCCGGCCCGCGCCCGAGAAACGGGCTCGTGATGTTCTTGACGACGAGCTGCTGCCCTCGCGCTCCGGCCACATCGAGGCCCGCGTCAACGCCGGAGAGCACCGCGTCGCGCACGGTCGCGATCGCCTTATCGAGGCCCACGATTTTGAACGTCACGGCCACTAGCGCGAACTCCTCGGATGCGTCAGCCTGTCAAGCCCCGAACCCTGCGTCTCGTAGAGATTGCCCGTCGCAATCGCCGGACCGGTTCCCGTCGAGGTGTCGCTCGGGTCGATCCCCATGTGCTGGAAATAGCGCTTCCTCGCGGCATTCGCGAGGCTTTGATACTCCTGATTCTTCGTCCTGTAGTTCACGACGTCCGCGGCGAGAGACGGGTCGCCGCTCTGCGTGTAAAGCCCGGCCATCGCGTCATAGCAAAGCGCCGCTGCGTAATCGCAAACCGCCTCGAAGTCCGCGTCGGGCACCGTCGAGCCATCGTCCAGGTGACGCGCGGTGAATGTGACTCGCAGCGTGTCCGTCGCCGCAGCGGTCGATCCGAGCAGCATGATTTTGAGCGCGCTCGTGTCGCGGTAGAGCTGCCAGTCCTCGTCGAGCAGCAGCACCGGCGGCACGCTGCCCACCGGAAATTCGATCGATCGGATGCTCGAGAATCCTTGCTCATAACCTGCCGGCAGGGCGATGAGCGACGTCCCGTTCCCGGCGATGTCCGAAACCGTTTCCAGCGGGCGGTCGCTCGAATATCTCTGCACGATCGCCTGCCTCAGCAGCGCGTCGCGCCGCGCGGACGAGAGCTTGCCTGCCTCGTCCACGAACGCGACGTCGCGCTGCTGCTGAAATTGGTCGAACGAATGGCTCATTCAGCCTCCGCGGCTGTCTCAGGTGTTCTTCGCGACGCAGGCAAGATCCACGGTCAGATCCGCGGACGCCGTTGCGGGAATCGCCGTGACGTCCACGCGGAACACGTCGCCGGCCACGAAGTCATGGCCGCCGGGCTCGCCCGCGCCGCTCGGCCCGGCGATCGGAACGACGCGCACGGTCTTCGCCGCCGCATTGAACGCGATGCTCGCCACGGCCGAAAGAATCGTGACGCCGTTCTTCTTCACGTCCACGCTCGTCTGACCGGACGTACCGCCGATATTGCCGAGGGATACTTCCACTTCCGTGATCCGACCGGCGAACTGCGCCTGCCATTCGGCGATGTCGTTCGCCACCGCCTGGTTGCCGGCCTTGTGCAGCGTCTTCACGAACCGCAAAGCTGCCGTACTTTCGCTCATTTTCTCCCGCCTCTCTTTTTTCTTTCGCGGAGCCGGACTTCGAAGTCCGGCCCCGCATCCGAAGTTGACCGCTCAGCCGTCAACCGGACTAGCCGGCCACGACCTCTTTGCCCACAGGACGGAAGTCGATCGGCTTGCCGCCGAAGACGAACTTCACCTTGTACTGAAGCTGATCGTTCGTGAACTGCGTGCCCTGCGTCGGCAGGTTGGCGATGAAGATTTGCGGCGTCTCATAGCCGTCGAGGAAGCCGATTTCGAGGGCCGGCGCGGTGGCCGGGAAGCAACCGTAGTACCAGTCGGTCACGTCGACCAGAAGCGGGTTGACGATGATGTTCTCTTCGTTCGCCCCGAACTTCTGATACCAGTTGTTCGTGCCGCTCTGGTTGCGGTTGATCTGCATGGCCGTGGGCCGCAGGTCGACGGGGATCATGATCCACTCGAGCGGCAGGCCCAGGCGGTTCCCGCTGTCCTTTTCGGACTGCTTCGCGAGCGCGATCGCCCTTGCGTCGAGCTCGGCCGAGGACAGCGCCGTCGAGCCGAGGTTCGCGTGCGTCGCGTGGAACCACGCAAGGCCGTCCGGATCGTAGTTCGGCGGCGTGGTGTAGAACGCCGTCACGAAGCTCGCGAGCGTGTGCCGCGCCGCGCGCGCCATGCGGTTCGGGAACTGCGCGATCTTGCCGAGATCATCGTTGCGGATCGTTTCCTCCGAGATCGTCAGCAATCCGCCACGCTTCGCGATGGTATAGCTGATTTTCTCGTCGGTGGGCTTCGTGAGCTCCGTATACGGGCCGGCCTCGGCAACCGTCGGCAGGTCGCTCAGATAGCCCATGCGCACGCGGTCCTGCGTCTTGTAGTCGTTGAGCGGGGTCGTGATGTACAGCCGCTCGAGGCCGGGCACCACCTGGTATTCGGCGTAGTCCTGAATCAGCTTCTTCGTGAGCGAGCTGAGCAGGATGTTCGGAAAGTCGGCCGTGCTGATCGCTTCCGAAACGCGCAGGAATCCGCCGCGATCGAAGTTCAGGTCGCGGTCGCCGGTGATCAGCATGTAGGCTTCGCGAAGCCCGCGGAACGGCCGCACGTTGCGGTCCATCTTCGCTTCCTTGACTCCCAGCATGGCGTCCATCGCCAGCTGGATCTTGTCCTGGCTGTTGCGGCCGATTTCGATCGTTCCGTTCGTGCGGCCGATGCTCTCATACGCCGCGAAGGACTGCCGCACCTTCGCGATATAGCTGTCGATTGCCGTGTCGTCGGCCACCACGCCGTTGAAATGCTCGCGCACCAGGGTCTGCGCCGGCATCGGCAGCTTCGATTCGCCGAGCTTGCGCTCGAGGGTCGCCGCGAAGCTCACCTTCTTCGCTTCCGCCAGCGCTTCCTTGGTCTTCGCCAGCACTTCGTTGTCGCGCGCCGCGAGCGCGGTCTTCGAAGCTTCGCGGATCAGCTCGGCCGCCGCATTCGCCGCCGCCGGATCGCTGACCACCGCGGATCCCATCTTTTCCGCGACCGCTTCGCTGACCTTCGCGAAGAACTCGAAATGCTTGTCCTCCGCGATTCCGTCGAACTCCGCCTGCAGCTCGGAGGCGCGGCCCGCATCGATTCGGCGGAGCGCCTCAAGCACTTTCAGAATGCTCTCCCTCATGCTTGCTCCTTTACGGGCAGCGCCTTTCGGGCCGCCGTCTTTGCCTCCCCTCAACTGCGACGTGCTCGGGGGAGAAACTCTTTTTTTCAGTGCGCTGCTCTGCAGCTCGGCGATTTCGCCCGCCACGGCGCGCGAAGCGGCATATGGCAGGATCTTCCCGCCGGCGCCCGCTTCCGCGCACATGTCAAGGCCCACGTATTTGCCGAGGCGCGTCGCGATGAGCGCCTTCTTTCCGTCTTGAACGCCCGGCTGAAATCCGAAGAACGCGAAGATCGAAACGCCGAAGAGATCGAGCTTCCCCGCTTCGCGCGCCGCGAGAAGCTTCGCGCGCATCTCCGTCTCGGTCTTGAGCAGGTTCACCTTGCCCACCGCCGCATTGCCGTTCATGCGGCATTGCGAGGTCCATCCGGCCGTCAGGTCGGGAAGATCCGCTCCGCTGCCTTCTTCCTCGGTCGGGTGCCGCCTGCGGAATCGCGCGCCGTTCGCGGCTTCGGCCACCTGCGCCACGACGCTCGCCGGGAAGTAATGCGGCACACCCGCCTGGCCGGCCACGCTGCCCTTCGCCCAGCCCGCTTCCATGATCTGCACCGGCCATTCCCATCCGTCCGCGTCGGCCGCCGCTTCCTTCGCGAGGAAGCGCGCCGATTGCTGCACCGGCACGTACGCCGTCTCCACTTCCTGGGGATCGCCGAACTTGATTTCGTCGTTGTCCTCGGTGTAGCCGATCTGATAGAGATCGCCGTCCGGACCGCGCGCGATCACATAGTCGGGGAAGGTTTCGATCAGGCAGTAGCGCCGGTAGCCGCTCGTGTCCAGTCCGAACTGATCGAGCAGCGCCTGATCGAGCTCCGCTTGCTGCTGCTCGTAGGAATCACCGTCCGACTCGCTGGCCTTCAGGTCGTGCTGCGAAGCGAAATTGCTCGCATCCATCCCGTATTTTTTCGCGAGCGAAACGAGCTTCCGCGCGACCTTTCCCTTCGCATCCGCGGGAAGATCGGTCTGGTCGAAGCGCGCCATCGCGTCCCGTACGTGGTCCGCGTCGGCAATGAGTAGATGCCAGGTGCTCGGATCGTCAGGATTTCCGACGTAGGCGAAATCCGACGCTCCGTATTCCTTTCCGCCAACGCTCTTCGTTTTTGCCATCGACGTTTCTCCCCGCTGCGAATTTCTTCGGCCCGGCTACCTACTTCGCCGCGCCGCCTTTTTCCTTCTCATTCGCGACGCTCTTCTCCTTCGGCGCCTCGGCTGCCGGCGCGGCCGGCGCTTCGAAGTAATGCTTCTTCCCGTCGATCGTCACCACGCAGAACTTCCCGTTAGGCGCCATGCCACGGTAGAGAACCTTGAAGTCCTCGATCGCCGCCGCTTCCTCGTAGCTCGCGGGCGCTTCCACGCGGAAGACGCGGTTCGCTTCGCGGGTCGCGACGGCGCGCTGGGTGATCTCATCGCCCTGATGATCCACCTGCGCCTGCTTGAACGCCTTGAGCCATTCGCTGCGCCATTTCGCCTGCGCTGCGGAGTCGAATCCCGGCAGGCTCGGCGCCGCCGGTACTTGGACCTTTTCGCTATCCATCGTTTCCTTCCTTCTCCCGGCTATCCGGCCGGGGCGGGAATCTCTAAGCCGCCGAAACGGACAGCCCCAAGTCCTTCAGCAGCCGGCTCTGCGCATCCGTCGGCTTCAGCAGTTCGTCTGTGACTTCCGGAACGAGCAGGCAGTGGCAGTTGATCGTGTTTTCCGGAGATCCGTTCGGATCGCGCGGAAACATCAGATCCTCGCCGCCCACGTTGAACGGCTCGTCGACCTTGCGCACCTGGCCGTCGGCAACCAGATGCGAGGGCCGCGGCATGCGCGCCACCGGAATGTGCTTCCAGCTTTTGCGGATTCCCGGAGTTTGCCGCTGCAAGTCCTCGAGCCGCGCCTGGCCCGCCATCGAATGCACGCGCAGGATCTCGTTCGTCGCGATGGTCGTCGCCCGCTCGCCGATCGGGCTGAAAAGCCCGCTGAATTCCTTGCCGTTGTTGATCGCCCGGCCGATCTGGTCGATGATCTGCCCCATCGTCTGGCCGCCCAGAAAAGCGCGCTGAATCGCCGCGTTCAGCTTTCCCGCGGCGTCCTGCGTCAGTCCGGAGATCAGATCCGCCGTATAGCCCTGGGCGATCGCGAGTGTCGTGCGGTCGACGCCGCCAAACGCCGGCGTCGGCAGGCCCGCGGCCGCGAGCGGCGCGTCGATCTGCTGCGCGCCGAGCTGGAACGCTCCGCTTTGCGCCGAAGTCACCGTCTGCGTCAGCTCGCGCCGGAACTGGTCGAGCGTCCTGTCGATCGACTGCGCGAGCGAGCGCAGCGTCGCTGCCTGGAAGCTCGCCGGATCGATCGCGGAAACTTCCCCCGCGATTCTCTTTCGCGCTTCTTCGAGCAGCTCGATCACGTTGCGCCGCGCCGCCGGAGCCAGCTGCCGCGCTTCGCGGATCAGCTCGCGCACCTTCTCTCCGAATTGCTGCTTCGCGTCCGAGCTCACTGCACCATCTCCGTGGGCGGTTTCTGCCCCGCCGCCTGTTTTAGGGCGTCCGCCAGATTCTTCTGATCGTTCAGCGCGTTCTGCTGCTCGGCTTCGCGGTCCTGCTTCTCCTGCTGCGCCAGGTCGTACTCGTCCTGGCCGACGTCCACGCCCACCTGCGTCAGCAGCGTGTGCACCGCGCGCGCGGCCGTCACGCCGCGGATCCAGCCGCGGTCCTCCGCTTGCGCGACTGAGGCCGTGATCGTCTGGAGCGCCGTCGCCGAAGAGGCAATGTCTTTCACCGAAAGATCCGGGACCTGCAGCGTCCAGCTTCCGTCGGCGTCTTCCGCCAGAACGCCGTGCTGCCTCGCCTGGTCGATAGCAAAATCGATGATCGCCCTGACGACGCGCTTCATCATGTTTTGCTTGTTCGTCAGCATTTTTCCGGTCGGCCCGGCCATCTCTTCGGCCGTAGCGCGGTTCGCGTCCACCGGATCCGCGAAAAACCACGCCGGCAGGCCGGCGCCGCCCATGCCGTAGAGCTTGACGACGCGCGCCGCTTCGCTCATGTCCGCGCCCTTGAGGTCCGGCGTGCGCGCTTCAATGTCCACCTGGTCGTTCGTGACCTGCAGGCCGCCCTGCCTCGGCGGCGACTTCAGGACCTTCTTCTTCAGGTCTTCGACCTGCTGCTCCGTGCCGCCTTTGAGCACGTAGTGCCACACGAAGGAATTCAGCAGGCGCACGCGGTCGGCGAAATCGAAGACCATCTGGTCGAACACGTCGATCCAGTCCGCCAGCGAAAAAAGTTCCGAGATTCCGCGCGAAGCCGCTTTGGCCTTGTTGATCGCGAAATAGAAGCAGTCGCCCGTCAGCCTTCCGAATGTCGGCGATTGAGGGTCGTCGTCCCGGCTGATGATCTTGAGCCTCCGCCCTTCGGATTCGCCGAGCCTCTGCCGCAGCCGCACCGCCGCCGGCACGGTGATCTCCTCGGAGAGCTGCGTCTGCATCGTCGCGAATTCCACGTATTCGATTTCCTGCGGGTCGATGTAGCCGAGCTTCACGAAGCCGTCCACGGGGTTCACCGCGACCGGGATGCACAGCTCGCCGAAAACGAGCAGCTCCTGGCAGAGCGATTCGACGTTTTCGTCCATCTTGTTCGCGGGATCCGTCCAGAACTTGTCGATCAGCTGCTGCACGTCCGGATCCTCGGCCACGGCTTTGAAGCCTTCGCCGACGACGTAGTCGACCATCACGCGGACGATTCGCTTTCCGAAGGGCGTCGTCACCGAAAGATAGAAACAGACCTGCTGCATGCGCAGCTGCATCAGCGGATTCAGATCGCGGATCACCGCCGGCGAAGTAATTCTCCGGTAGCGGGGATCTTCGGAGTCTCCGGCCGTCAGCGCGAACAGCTCCGGAGCGATCGCTTCTTTCGCACGCGCGCGCATTTCCTGCTGGCGCTCCGCTTCCGCGGCGTTCGCTTCGCGCATCACCTGGCTGAAGTTCAGCTCCACAGCCTGCTCCTGTGTCCCGTTCCGATGAGCTCGCCGTCTTCCCGCGCGGGCGCTTCGCGCAGCTGTATTTCGGCGAAACTCCGGCTCATGATCCCGCGCGGCTCGTCTCCTCTGGTTTTCCCGGCGAGAGCCGCATGCTCGCTTTCCGTCACGCCCACGAAAGCCGCCGGCGCCGCGGACGTGGCCGCGAGGTCCGCGAGAGCCTTCGCCCAGAAAGAGTCCGCGTGCGCGAAAGCCTTCTTCTTCGTTCCCGCCACGGCCGTCTCGATCTCGATGCGCGGCGCGTCAAAGCGGATCGCTCCGCCCGAGTATTCCTTTTTGACCGCTTGCAGCTCCTGGCGGATCTCGAGATCGCGCGGGATGCGGTTCAGCGATTTCTCGAAGCGCTGCTTCATCCGCACCGCCATGTCCGTCTTGATCTTCACGGTGCCGGCGGCCGTGCCGTACGCCGCGGGAACGTCTCCGGCCGCCGGGACGCTGCCGCCGAAATTCACGCCCATCACTTTCCCCGGGCAGCGCGACGCGAGAAATTCGAAGAGTCCGAGGCCGATGCCCGTCGCGTCCATCGCCGTCCGCGTCGCCATGCGCACGAGCGGCAGCAGCAGGCGCGCCTGGTCGTTCTCGAGCGTCTCGCCCTCCGGCGTAAAGAACGGCACGTTGTGCAGGCGCTTCACGTTTCGCGTCCAGGCGACGTCGCCGATGATTTCGTCGAGCCATGCGACCGTGCGGTCGCCGTCGCGCCCGACGTCGATTCCGAGATACAGCGGCCCGGCCGGGAGGTAGCCCGCCGGCCAGTCGAGCGTCGCGGCCTCGTCTTCCGCCCGCGCAATCAATTCGAGGTCGAGCCAGGCGCCCACGGCCTTCAGGAAGACGCAGAGAAATTCCTGCGCGAACGTGTCATCGTCTCCGCGATAGAGCTCGCGCATATCCGCCAGGCTGATCGGGCAGCCTTCCGCGATCGCCATATGGATGTCGATCCAGTGCCAGCTCCACGGACCGCGCTTCACGGGATTCGTTTCCGGAGCAACGCCCGCGTCCATGCCGAACTCGTGCGCCAGGTCGTAGAACTTTCCCTGCTCGCCGTTCGGCGTCGAAAGCATGCGAAGCTTGTGGCCGAGTGCCACTTGCCGCGAAGCCGCCGCCCAGATCGCATAGCTGCCTTCGTGGTGGCCGAATTCGTCGAGCACGACGTTTCCCGGAAATCCGCGCATCGTCCGTGGATTCGCGGGCAGCGCCAGGATCCGCGCGCCGTTCGGGAAGCGGATCTTCTTCACCTGAATGTCCGTTGTCCCAAGCTCGTCCGCGAACGCTTCGTCGTAAATCTCGGCCGTGGCGTTGATGGCCTTGATGATCTTCCCGGCGCCTTCTTCGACGAATTCCTGCGAGCCCGCGGCAGAATGGCTGCCGATCGTCCAGGTCGTTCCGGGATGCGCCAGGCAATCGAGCACCGCTTCTCCGGCCGTCGCGAAGGAAAATCCGATGCGCGCGGATTTCACCGCGCCCTTGAAGCGCGCGCCGTCGTCGATCCACCGCCGCTGATACGGACGCAGCGGCAGTACCGCCGGAAGATGCTCCGCCGCACGCCCCGCCGCTTCGCTAACCTGCAATCGGCGGGAGTCCGAGGGCGCGCTCGCGGATGCGGTTGATGTCCGCGACGGTGAGCTGCCGTCCTTTCCCGAGTTTTGCCGCCGCTTCATTCGTCGCTTTTTCCGCCTTGCTCCTGAGCTGCTCGAACTTCTGCTTCGCCAGCTCGATCTTTTCCGCTTCGAGCTCCACGGCCTTTTGCTTGGCTTGCGCCGTGATCAGCTTGCTCATCACGAAAACCAGGTTGCCCAGCGCTTTTTCGCGGCTCGCCGCTTCGCCCGCTTCCATCACCGCGAAGACTTCGCTCGTCAGCGCGTTCAGCGCGGCTTCGGGCAGCTTGTCGAATCCCTTCGCCGCGAACGCCGCCGCGATGGCGCGCGAGCGCTCCGCCTGCTCCATGACTTCCTTCTGCACCTGCTCGACGCGCAGGTCGTACCAGCGCCGCACCGTGGTGTCGTGCAGAGTTTCGCCGGCTTCCGCCGAAGCCGCCAGCGCGGTTTCCTGCCAGGTCTTTCCCGCGGCTCGCGAAGCGAGAATGACTTCGCGCACTTTCGCGGAAAGCTTGTCGATGCGCAGCGGCTGCAGCACCGCGCGCTTCTCGCCGGCGCGCGGCCTCCGGTATCCCGCTTTGTGCTCGCCCTGCATTCATTCCACGTCCACGGCCGGATCCGCCGTCGTCTTTTCCACGATGTCGCGCCCCGCGGGAGAGATCTGAACCCTCATGATCGACATCCGGCCCGTCTGCCGATCCTTCACGAGTTCGAACGAAAGCAGCTTGCGCTCCTGTAGATCCTGCAGGATTTCCCGGACAAGGTTCACGTAGACGTCGAACTGCAGGCGCTCGAGCACGCCCGTGAGCGTGACGTCGTCCAGGCGATGCTTCTGCTTCTCGTGATTTTCATAAACGAGCTGTAGGATCACTCCCCGCAGGCGGCGCTTCAGCTGGGGGTTCGCGCTCATTGGCCCTGCCTCATCTCCCTCAGGTGTTTCAAAATCTCGTCGTTCTGTCCCGCCAGCATTTCGTTCTGCTGCGCCAGCTGGTCGCTGCGCCGGGCCAGATGATTGAGCGTCAGCTCCTGTTCGCGCGCGCGCTGGTCGTCTTTCGCGACCATCGCGCCCACATTCCTCGCGAGCTCCTCCTGCGCCACGACGTTGCGCAGCTGCATGGCGTTGAAGTCCCGCAGCTCGCGCTTGAAGATCACCATCCCCGACATCAAAGCCGCGAAGTAAAGAAAGCCGCCGTTCAGAAGCTGCGGCAGAAATTCGGGATGCGACGCAATCGCTTTAATCGCGGCGATACCGACCGCCAGGCCCGCTCCGCCGCCGAGACCGGTCAGCGCCCATTCGAGCTTCCCGAACCGTCCGCGCGTCGAGATCTCCGTCACAGCGCCGTTTTCCCTCCCGCCGCAAGGATCTCCGTCTTCTTATCGCTGCCGTGCGAGCTGCCGAAGTAGTAGTTCACCACTCCGCCCCAGGCCGTCCCGAGCGTGCCCACCATGATGTAGGCCATGTCCTTCGCCTGGTCCTGCACGCCGTGCATGAACACGAACATCAGGATTCCGAAGAAGCCGGCGGTGATCGTGACCGCCAGGATCATCGGCACCTTGTCGCGGAGCGCGATTTCTCGCGCACGCGCCGAAGCGCGGTCGTCCGCGGCAATCTTTTCGAGGTCTTCGGCGGAGTTGATGTCCAGCTGCTTCATCTGCAGCTGGAACTGCTGCTCGGCGCTCTTGAGATCCTCGATGAACTTCTGCTGATCGGGCGTCGTGGCCATCGCCGCAGCCAGATCTCCCGGGGCGGAAACCTTCGCGTCGCTCATTCCGGGTATCTGCCGGATCGCCGCCGCGGCGATCTGACCCGCCGGGCCGCCGAACTGCAGAGCCGTGGTCAAAAACGGCGCCAACTTTTTGAAGAAACCCGCCACGTCCGCCATTGACGCCTTTCTTCTAGCGGTAGATCTTGCTGAACATTCCGCCGACGAGCACCATCGCCCCGCCGATCAGGACGCCGGCCGTCGGGAAAAATCCATGCACGCCCTTCCAGACCGTGATTCCGAGAATCACGCAGCCCGCCAGGCGCAGCGTGAACGGCAGGTAGACCGTGTTTTCGAGTTTGTTCAGAAAGCTCATCGCTCCCTCCCTGTTTTCCCCGCGGAAACTTTTTCTTTTTCGATCGCCAGATAAACCGCATACCAGTCCGAGGCGATTTCCTTCTGCGCTTCGGCGAGCGGCACCTTTCCGGCGCACACCTGCTTGTGCAGGTAGTTCTCGACCACGTCCTTCTCGTGTGCTCCGGGATGCTGGTAGTACGGCTGCGGCCAGAGATTTTTCACGTCATCCGCGCCGCCGAGCTCCAGCGAAATCAAATGGTCGATTTCGTTTTTCTCGAAGCCGTAGCAATGCGCTTCGAGCCCGTAGGCCTGGCAGACGCTCTTCTTCATTGCCGGCGTGGTGTGCCGGAAATCCTTCGTCGACTCGCCGCCGCACACCGCTTTCGCATCCGTCGTCCGCGCGGCGCCCGGCGTCGCCTTCAGATCGTTCAGGAGCGCCGCCCCGTGGTGCCGATAGGCGGCAGGAGCGCTCGAGGCTTCGAGGCCCGCGCACACGGCCAGCAAAACGATCGGAGCCGCACCGCTCACTGCGCGCCGCTTCCTCACAGGCATCCCTTTCTCTTCATCGCAAAAAAGAAAAGCGCATCCCCGGCGAAATGCACGGCCAGGCCGATCCGCGTGGCGGGCACGTTGCCAGCGATCGCCGCGCCAATGAGGACCGCGAATCCCGCGATCTGCAGCGGCAGCCCGATCTTCGCAAAGTCCGTCACGTCGCTTCCGCCGGCGCCGCCGTCTCTTCGATGAGCGGCAGGCATTCCTTCAGCGTCACGCATTCCGCATACTGCGCGTTTGCCGGATATAAAGGCCCGTCGCTCCACTGCCGGGCAAGAGCGATGATCTGCGCGTTGCAGCTTTCCGCATTCGCCATGACGTGAATCACGATCCCGATCACCCTTTGCGCTCCGCCCGGCGAGGTCACTTTCACAAGATCGCCCGGCTTCGCTTCTTTTCCGTTCGCGTAATGCGGCATGTTTTCACGCTCCTCTCGAAATTCCCGGGAGCCGCGCCGAGAAACCGTTCCGAGGCTCCTGATCCCGGCTGCCGGGCCGCGCAGCGCCAGCAGCGCGGTGCGACGCGGTTTCTGCCTTCCGTGTTTGCGCGTCTCCCAAGCTCATCGGTAATTCCCAAGCCGCGCCATCACCTGCTGCGGATATTCCGGATTCCCGCCGCCGTTCCAGGCGAGCAGCGTGCGCGACATGTCGCCATGGTTCTTCTCCCAAAGCGCGGCGAGGTGCCGGCAGCCGATGTCCACTCCCACATAGGGATTGCAGAGCTCCGGAAGGAAATCGCCCTCGAATCCGCGCTCCCGCGCCACCTGGCCCATCACCTGCATGAGTCCATAGGAAAACGCGCGCCCGTAGGCTTCGGTCGGCGAAATCTTCTGATTGGTGTAGAGCGGCGCGACGTACTTCGCGAAGAATGCCGGCTCATAGCGCGTCGCCCAGGGGTTCCACGCCGACTCCTGCTCGATCACCGCGCACACGAGCGAGCTTTCGAGCGAATAGGCCATCGCCTGCATCCGCGCGATCTGGATGCATTCGCTGCGTCCTGCAAACTGCGGCGAATTGGGCCAGTGCGTGCTCATCAGAACTTCCAGACCACCAGGCGCGACCGCAGTTCCGCCCCGCCCACCTTCGCATTCGCTCCGCCGGCCGCCGACGAGAAGAGCCGCATCTTTACGTAGTCGCCGGCCGTCAGGCCTTTCGGGTCGCCGTCGAAGACAATGCGCGTCTCTTTTGGCGGCGCGGTCAGGGCCACTTCCACTTCCCGCCGCGCCCGGTCGACCCTCACGACTTTTACAAAAATTTCGGATTCCGGGGCTTGTATCGTGAATCCCGGCGCGAGCGCCGCCGCGCCGAGCAGTGCCGCCAGCATCATTTGCGGAGCGAATCTCATCGCGCTCCTTCGGCAAAGAAGACGGCAGGCGGGGCCCAATCCGCCTGCCGTTTCGCCGCAGTGTTCCCAAGGAGGAAACCGCTCATCAGCGCGCAGTATCAGGGATGTGCAGGAAAAAGCGTGCTCTGCCGGGGAAGCCTCAGGCCACGTCAGCTAAGAAAAATCAAGCCGGGCTTGTGGCGAAGCCCTGTTCTTTTCTTTTCTTGGTCAGAAAAGCTGTAAGTGATTCATGGGTAATGCGCGGGCTGCGCGGCACCACATAGATGCGTTCCAGCTCTCCCGCTTCCGCCAGCCGCCGCACGGTGTGCGTCGAAACGTTCAGGAATTCCGCAGCCTGCTCGTAATTCAGAAGAAGTTTCCTTCCGTGTCCCTCCGCCATCGCGCCCCTTTCCCTAAAGCGAAATCGTTCAGCCTGCCTCCGTGGTCGCGGGCTGCGGCGTGTGGTCCGCAGCCCGCCCATGCGCGCCGGCCGTGGCTGTTTCGGCGCGGCGCAGCATCCCCTTGAGCGTCCAGATCACGCGGTTCGCGTCGTCGAGCGTTTTGACGAGCCTTCCCCGCGTCGGCGACTTCGCGCTCCGAATGAAGGCATCCAGGCGCTCGCGCGTCCACCCGAGTTCGCCCAGCAGCCGGTCGATCAGCGCCCAGGTCCGCGCGTCCACGAGCCGCAGCTCGCTCGATTCGAAGCCCTTTCTTCCGGCGGTTCCGTAAGCCCTGGCCGTCCGGCGCCCGGGCCGGCGCGCCGAAGCGCGAAGAGCAGATGGCGGCAGGAGCTTTTGCATCTCCTGGATCGCCCGCTTTGCTTCCTCAAGCGTCAGGTCCTTGAAGCTGCCGATCTCCCGCCCGATCTTGCCTCCTACCCACGCCAGCCGCGCTTCCCGCGCAGAAGCCGCGGGAAAAGGCGGGGCGCCTGCGCCAACCTGCTTGCACACCATTCCCCACAGCGTCTGGAGCCGCTTCATCTGCCTGGCTGTGATCCTCGCCTCGCTCATCCGAACAGCGCCTTCTTCGCAATCCAGAGCACGCCAAGGAACATGGCCGCGCCCCATGCTCCAAATGCTTTTACCGGCGCCACGGCGCAGAGCAGCAGGAGGAATCCGCCTGCGGCTTTGCCGACCGTCTCAAAGTCCGGCGGCTCTGGTCTGAAAGGGTTCATCTCACTCCGCCGCCTTTTCCATTTTGGGAACCGCCTTCGCCAGCCTCCGGAAAAACTCCGGATTCCGCGCCGCCAAGCCGCCCAGCACATTTCGCAAATCCCGCGTTTCTCCGAGCCGAGGTAGGGAAAACCTCATGGAATGCGTTGGCAACGCATTGGACGCGGAGAAAACGCGTTTACGGGCCTTTCTGGAGCGATACCTGGCGTTCCAAAAAGCGGCCTTGTGGGACGCGCAGCAAAACTTCTGCCAGGGGCGGTCCGCCCAGAACGCTTTTCGGCAGCTCCTCAGCTTGCAAACTTGCTTCGGGCTCACGGCCTCGCCCCTGGTGTGGCCGCTCCTGGCGCGCCGGAGCCTGCTGGCGAAGAAGGCGGCTCGAACCGCGCCAGCCTGGCATCGTAATTCCATCCCGCCACGCCGTGGTCCTGGATCCACTTATTCAGCCGCGCCGTCTTCACCGCCGCGCGCTGCCGCAGCTTCTCGATGCTCACCGGGATCTCTACCGTTCCTTCCGCCTTCTCGATCCGCGCGATCTCCGCGTTGATCAGCTGCCAATCCTCCAGCGTCTCCGTGAATTCCGCACCCACCGGGAAGGGCTTCTCTGCGCTCGCTTTGCTTTGCGTCTCCGCGCCTTTGCGTGAGCTTTCTTCCGCTTGTCTCGCGCCCGCCCCAAACGCGAGCCCTAAAAAAGTTCCCGCCGCCAGCAGCATGGCCAACAGCATTACCAGCTTTCTCATCTCGCCTCCCCGTCGAATCCGAACTTGTAGAGCAGTTCCGCGCGGCTCTCGCACTGCAGCTTGCGGAAGATTTCGGTCGCGTGTGTCTTCACGGTTTTCGTCGCCACGCCCAGCGCGGCGGCGATTTCCTTGTGGACCAGGTTCTTTCGCATCATCTCGAATATCTGCATTTCCCTGGCGGAAAGGAGCGCCGTGGCTTTTTTCCGCTCGAGGTCCTTCCTAGCCGCTTCGATGCATTCCGCCAGCGGGATCCGCACCACCAGGTCGCCGTCTTCGATCTTGGACTGCATCATTTCCGTCAGGGCACCATTCCGATGCTCGAGGGCAGCGTCAGCGTGGCCTTCCCCAGCGGATAGGCCTTGACGCCATCCGCCGTTTTGGCCAGCAGCGAAAAGTCGAGCGAGGAGTCTCCCGCGTACAAATCGAGGCAGTCCCCGCTCGCGTCGCAGAGCCGGATTCCCGGGGTGCAGGTCTCCATGCACTGCGGATAGGTCGAAAGCACGCTCAGATCGACGGGAATGCTGAATCTCGCCTGGTATCCCAGAGAGAAGGGCAGCCCGGGACTCGAAATCATCGCCATGCCAACGCCAAGCGTCGTAAGCTGATGAGGAGCGCCTGCTGGAGGAGCGCCCGCCGCCTTGAATGCTGCGGTTGTAAAAGTCCACGACGAAGCCGTCGTCGTGGAGTTCATCGTCGGGGTAAATGTTCCAGTGGAAGAAACGATTTGCGTCTCCCACCCCAAGCGAGCATCGCTCACGTCGAGCGTATAGCCAGTCCCTGCGGTGAACGTCGTATTGGCACCGAGACCCGCGCCCCCAATCACCAGGTCGTTCGCGTTTGTTGTCGTTATGCTGGCGCCGGTCAGCGTGGCAGTATTGTTGGTCCCTGCTGTTTGATTCTGCTGGTCAAGGCTGCCGGAAGTTGCAATGCCGCTGTACTCAAGGATTAGAATGGCCATCGTGCCGGAAACGCCGCTCGACTGCGTACACGTAACCGTGTCCGTTGTTCCGCCCTTCACATTCTCGACGTAGAATATCTGACTCATGTGGCTTCCGGCAGAAACCGCTGCGGTCAGGGACAGCCAAGTGTTCCCTTCCGTGTCGGAAACGGAGAGCGTCCAGCCGGCCTGATTACCCGAACGGCACAGCACGCCATACCAGTTCCCTGCCGTGGTAGCAGTCGTGAACGATGCAGATATACTCGTATTGGCCGTGCCCAGCGCAGAGTTCGACTGGACACGGGTGATCGTTGCATTGGCTGAAAACGCCCAAAATAAAGCTAGAAGTAGAAGTAGTTTTTTCATTGGTGCCCTCCAGCATCCACGATATAAAGAACAGCGTCCGCGGAAATTCCGCCCGGCGTCGTGAAACTCTGTGTCGTCGAGCTCGTCGCCGTGTACGTCGTGTCCGTGTTCACCTTGTTGGTGGTCGGGTCGAACCATTCAACGTTCATCAGCCGCCCGCTCTGCGTCGAAAGATTGACCGTGAACGTTCCGCCGGTGGGGGCGTAAATGAGAAATTCGCCACCAACCGCTACGTTGTTCGCAAGGCAGTGCCCCGTGCTCGCCAGCGACGGCTGTGGAGTCATCTTCACCAGGTCGAGCACCTGATTGGCGTAGCGGGCGCTCTGCCCTAGCTCGGCGCGAAAATTTTCATACTTGGCGTCGAGTCCCTTACAGATTCCGTTCGTCACAGACGTACAGGTGTTCCGTACCGGCGTGGTGTTCGTGATGGAGACCGTGTACGGGTCCATGAAGAACACGCCGGCGGCCCCGTCCGTCAGGTTCTCCCAAACGAATCCATGGGTGTTCGCAGCGTTGACCGTGCCGTCGGCGTTCAGAATTGCCTGATAGCCGAAGCTGTGGTCGCTGTCGTTCAGCACGACCTTGCTCTGATTGTTCGCGGAAACAATCGCGGGCCACTGCGGAATGCTCGTTGCGATTGTAGGAGCGATCCACCCGAAGCTGCTGCCGTAAAGCGTCGAGTCGCCGCCCGTCCGGTCATTCCAGTTCATCGCGCCGATGCCTACCGGATGCTGGTAAGGTCTTCCCGTTTCTCGCGCCTGAATCACTCCCATGATGTGAGGAGCCCAAAACGTCGTGCTCGATGCGCCGCCGTATCCGCTGCAACCGGTCGAGAAGCTCGTGCCAGGTTGCTCCTCGGCCACTTCCCAAATCACGTTGGGAAGATCGAATAGTGTGTCTACGTATTTCTGTGCCAATGCGTCCTGGTATCCAGTGATCGTGTTGGCCGCTGTCATCGTGTAACTGGCAACCCCGCACGCGCCCGAGGCGTAGCTGTCATCAACACCGTTCACGTTGTTTGTCGAGGAGTATGGATAGGCATCGCCGCTCGGTGAAGTGTTCCCGCACCTGGCCGAAGAAACGTTGTTGCCATCGAACACTTCCACGACGACGTAGATGCCGTAATCCCCCAGCGTTTTGACGCGTTCGCGCAGGCGATCAAAATAAGCCTGATTGAACTGAGTCAAGTCGAACTTGTTGCCGCCATCTGAAGCCCCGGTCATCGCGCTGCGAGCGTAAGGCTGCGGACTCTGCGTCCAGGTAAATCCCTGCCAGTTGCACTCGACCGGCAAGTCCTTCCGCCACAGAAACGTGGCGTTCATCCCATGCTGATGCAGGAACTGCACGAAACCATTGAAGTCAAAAGTTTGCGGCGAACCGTTTTGCCCGATGTCCTGGAAGTCGTTCCAGGTGTGAGAACCAACCAGATAGACGGCCTTACCGGACGCGTTCACAAAGTAGTGCGAGTTCGTGCCGGATTGCGTGAGCGCCGTCGGCATCGCGGTTCCGGTAGCCCGCACGGCGCCTTTCTTGCCGCCGCCAAATTGCGCCCAGGCGGGAGTGACAAGCAACACGAGTAAGAGCAGTTTTCTCATGCCGTTCCTCACGGCGCCACCGTGTACGTCACGTCTATGTGAACGTTGACCGCTGCGCTCGATGTGGCGCACAGGGCGTTAGATGCCGCCGTCTTGGCGAGCATCCCCAAACCGGAACCGCGAGAAAGGCCTGTCTGCGCCGTCAAATCCAGATTCGAGGTAAGCTGCGTCGTGCCGGTGCCACAGTTCGAACCGGTGCCATACACCAATTTCACTGAGGCCGTTCCATTCGACTGAATGTCATAGGAGCAGATGTAAATGCTCTTTCCGCTGGACAGCGCCACAAGCTGCGTGGTCGTCGCCGTCGCCATGTCGAGAAAGACCGAGCTGTCGCAGGCGATGATGCCGGTCAGGTTGCCTGAACTGTTGCCACCAATGTACGCAGCTTTCGATGGAACCGCCGAACCCGTTGCGCTGGTTGCCGAATCAGTAGTGAGCCACGGCGTCGTGTTCGCTGTGTTGCCAGGCTGGACGGTGACGGTTCCACTGACCGGCTGCGTAGCCAGCGTGTTGTCCTTCGCCATCGTGGCGCGCAGTGTCGCTGTCGCCGTGCCCGAGGTGAAGCTGCTGACTCGCACACGCGCATTCGATGAGCCGCCGGGCGAGAGAATCGTCAGCGTTGTCGCCGGACTCGGATTCGTCAGCACAAGCGAACTGGATACTGTTCGCGCTGTCGGGTCGAAGAAGAAGGAAGACACCCAGGTTGTGCCGCCGTCGTAACTTACTTCCGGCACAACCGTACCTACCAGGGTTCCCGATGCAATGAAAACGCCAACGCCCTGCTGGGCATTAAGCGCGACCGAAGCTGCAGCGTTCAGCGCGTTCAATGCGCCGCTGGTTCCCACGGTGTCGGGAGATGAATAGTCGGACGCCGGCACGATGGAAAGCGAATTGGCCATCGTGCGCTGCCCTTGAGAAAAGCTCGCTCCGCCGATGGCATTCAGGCCAACAAGCAGATTCTTGCTGCTGTCCACCCGCAAGCGGTCCCACGTCGTGCCATTGAATCCGCCAAGAAGTGAAAAACTCAGGCTGGCCGTCGTGGGGTTTGCGAAAGCGTCCGCCGGTGTCGTACTCCCGCTGCCAGAGCATCCCACTACGCAGTTCACGTTCAAGTTGTTCGAGGCGTCCGCGGTCAGGTTCACCATGTTGGCGCCATTTTTCGCGCCGATCGCCGTACCGGCAGAAGGAAAGGTGGCTCCAAAACTGGAAGATGTGCCTCCCGAACCGCCGCAACCCGAATCGCAGACCATGTGCAGATTCGTTCCCGTCCCCTGGGTAACTGTCACTGACTGCCCGGACCAGGAGACCGGCTGCGTCGTCGTCCCTGTCGGGTCAATGCGAATGGGATTCGGCGCGCTGTCCACATTCACATGCAGATTCGCGCCGCTCGCCTGCTGCACCGTCACCTGCGCTTCCACAGGCGCCGTGGATGGCGTCACGCGGATGTTCGCCGTGCCCGTTCCCGTAATTGCCGGATTCAGCCTCACGCGGAATTGCGACATTCCCGCGATATTGCACTGCCAGGCCTTGTTCGTCGCGGAAAGCGCGAAGGTCGTCTCGACGGTCGCCGTGTCCAGCCTGTCGCAGGCTATGGGGAAGGAAAAATTCCCGCTGCCGTCGTCCGCTTCGAAGTTCAGCGTTCCGCCGGTCATCGTCGATGTGGCCCGCAGCGTCACCATGACGACGCTCATGTTCACCGGGCTCGTCAGCGAAGCGGTCACCGCGGAATCCACGGCCGTCGCGGATGTCCATGCAGCCGTCTGCGCCGTGCCGCTGTTCCAGCTGACGACCGGATCTCCCGGCTGATACTGCTGTGCGCTCTGGTTCCAGATGGGAATCTTCCCGTCCGCCGCCGGCGGCGTCGCCGAAAAATCCGCCAGATTGACGGTCTTCGCGTCGAACGTCCAGGTGCCGGCGTTCACGCGCGGCACTCCCGTCGACGAGCTAGAGTTCACTCCCGTTCCGCCGCGCGCATTCGCGAGCGTTCCCGTCCATCCCATCGCGAACGTGTGCGTCGAACCCGCCGAGGTAATTGCGAGCGTCACGTTCGCGTCGTCCACTTTCGCAAACGCTTGCGTCGTGGGCGTCAGTCCGTTCAGCGAAGTGATTCCGCTCCCGCCCGCGCCGGTCTGATCCGTGCCGCAGCTGAAGCTATGCGTCGCCGTCGCATAGAGCAATTTGCTCGTCGTCGCGTTCGAGCAATCCGCGACGCTGCTCCAGCTCGCCGTGCTTGCTGCCGTTGAAACGAAGAGCTGATCTCCCGCGGAGGGCAGCGTGCCCAACCCGCCCCGCAGCAGGGCCAGGACTCCGGTCGTGATCTTGCCGGCGTCCAGATTCGGAATTTGCGCGGCCGCAGCTATTCCTGAAATATCACTGAATGCCAGTTGTCCCACTGTGATCGCGCCGCCGGCCGTCGTCTGCTTCAGCACCTCAGAAGCTCCGCCCGTCGCGCTCAAGTCCGCACTCGTTCCGCCGCGCGCCAGCGGCACGAAGCCCGAAGCGTTCAGCCCCGCATAGCCGTTCACAGCGTTTTTATTGTTCTGCGTCTCCGCGATGTTCGTGATTTTCGCTGGCGAGATCCCGCCCGCAAGGTCCGCGTCCTGGATCGAGCCCGCAACGATTCCCGCCTGCTCCACGCCGCCCGCGCCGCTCGTCCAGTTGATCTTTCCGGAATCGGAGAAGTTCAGCACCGTCTGCGAGCTGTTATTCACCCCGTTCGTCTTGAGCGTCGCTCCGCCGCCCCCGCCGCCCGTCGGGCAGTCCGTCGCCAGCGTCAATGAATTGTCGCTGCATCCTCCGCCGATGAAGTTCAGGATGCTCCGCGATGGCACCGCGACGCCGTCATTCTCGATCGTCGAATAGCCAGTGTAGGTCGGAGCGGTGATTCCAGCGGCAGCGAGAGAGCCCCAGTCGACAGTCGCCTGCTGTGGAAGGCTTTTGTCCTCCGTCCAGGTCACGCTCGCTATTCGTCCATCGCCCGATGGAGCCAGCGTGATCGTCGCGCGCATCACGAGTCCCGCAGGCGTGCAGCCTTGCGTAGGCACGAGATCCACTCCGGCCGCTCCCGTCGCATTGTCGACGAGCGTCCCGTCGCCCTTAATCCAGGCGCGCACCTTTTGCGGAATATATGTCACGCCGCCGCACAGGATCCTCGCCGGCTTGTTCCCGCTCGAGTCATAGGGCTGAAAATCGATGGAGCCATAGACCGCTGTCGCGCCGATCGTCGCAATCGAGCGCAGCCCAGCGGCCTGCGGAGTCTGGTTTCCCGGCGTCTTGAACATTCCCGTGACGTGCGGGACCGTTTGAGCCGCTCCGCTGCCGCAGAAAAAAAAGAGCGCGCCCAGCAGGAACGTCACTCCGAGCACGCCGCTGCGGAGCGAAACACTGCCCCGCGTTAGAGTTCCGACTTTTGCCTTTGGATTTTCCGGTTCTCTCACCTTTCCCCTCAGTTTCTTTGGGCCTTCACTGGAGCTGACGAAACCCGCATGCCGCCCGCGCACTCGCGCAGATCGCGATTTCGATCGTCTCCCGGTGCGTCTTGAGCGTCCTCACGACCTCTGCCGCCATTTCCCGCGCCGCGCTCAGTTCCATTCGCGTTCCCCAAACTCAGTGTCCGAGTCCTCTCGCCTGCCGTCCACGCGGTGGCATCCATCGACCGGGCACTTCCAAATCACGCGATTGCGCTTCTTCCTTTCGTTGTCCGTCAGCGAAGCCCACCTCGGATATGGCTTGATCTCAGGACGCATCAGCGCGCCGACGTGCACCGGGCACTTCATCCTGGCGCTTCCGCGGCTTCGGTTGCTCAAATCTTCGTGTTCACGCGGAGCCATTCCTTCGCCTCGTCGTAGGCGGTCGCGTAGCCTTCGCTCAGCGTCTTCCACAGTCCGCGTCGCAATCCCTCCGGCAGCGCGTACCAGCAAGCGCCACAGAAGGATTTGCCGCGCGCCTTCGCGCCGCCGCACGACGCGCACCGCACCGCGCCGAGCTCCCGCACCGCTTCCTGCATCAGCGATTCCACGATCACCTCCACTCAGGGCCGCCAACGGGCTTCGACGTGCCCGCCTCCAGGCTGACGTGGTACACCTGGTGGTCGAGCTTGCGTTCCTCGGAAAACCCGAAGTTGTCTTTCTGGCCGGCCAGCAGGCCGCCGATCGTCGTGTAGCATTTGAACTGAGAGCAGGGCAGCCAATCGAAAAAAAGGACGATCCAGAATTCCGTCGGCACCGACGATTCGCCGCCGCTGGTGCGCGCCCGCAGCTTGCTGCCCGCGATGTGCCGCGATTCCATCAGCGTTGCTCCTCCGGCGCTTTCGGCAGCGGCATCCACCAGCGCAATTTGTCCCAGCCGATCGCGTCGCCTTTCGCCGTGCCGACTCCCGCCGGCCCGGCGAACAGGATCGCTTCTTCTTTTCCAGGCTGCTGCAGCCGTCCATCGATCCACCCGAAGCTCGCGTGCGTCTTCTCGAAGTTCGTCACGGTGCCCCGCGCCCGTTCGTGAAAGTCGTAATGCTCCGGCAATGCGCGGCCCCGCGAGTTGTCCTCTTCGATTTCCCGCCACTTCCGGCTCTCGCGCAGCCACCGCAGATCGAGCCGTTCATCTGCCTCTCGCAGCGCTTTCCAGTCTTTTGGCGAACGCATCGAGCCATACTGGCAATGCTCGCGCTCTAACGGCCAGCCCGTGATTCCCTCGATCAAAGCCGCCAGCTCGTCCACAAAGCGCAGATGCCGCACATGGATGAAACGGCTATAGCGGCCCGCGTAATCCGCCCTCAGCCAGCAGAACCACAGTCCATCGCGGCCTTCAGCGACCTCTACGCCGAGATCCTCGAACGAGCAAAAGCCGTTGCCGTCGCGGATCGCATCGCCAAGCCACAGCAGCCAATGCTTCCGGTCCTGGCCGTCGGGCTGATGCCACTTGAACCCGCTCGCGCACAGCCACTCCTCGCTGATCTTCAGCCTCTCGCTCACGCCCGGGCGCCCCCCTTCAAACAGGTTCCGGTACCGTCTTCCAATTAAACCTTTTTCCTCGCGTACTTCTTCAGCTTCCTCACCGCCCGCTCGGTCCGCCGTTCGAGCACGCGGATCCGGCGCTCCTGGAAAACTCGCATGCACGGCGGTTGCTCGTCCGACCCTGGGAAGCACGGCAGTCCGTCCCGGCAATCGGTATGGTGCGGCATGTTTGCGAGCGCGCGCTTCGCTTCTTCGAGCCGCGACCAGCTGATGAGCAAATCCACCATGTCGCGAATCCGAAATCTCTGTGTTGCTTCGAGCTCCATTAGGCGGTCTTCCTCCGCACTTCCTCTTCTTCCGCAACGCGATCCAGATCCTCCGCACTCGGGAGGTCGGCCTGATCGGGCGCTTTTCGTTTCAGCTTTCGCTTCTGCTCGATCAGGGCTTCGCTCGTCGCTACACGCCACAGCAACAGATCCAGATCCTGCGACCAGTGAACGCGCTGCTCGCCGTCTTCGCCCACGTACCGCAGCTCCCACCACATCCGAGAAGAGACGGACGGCCGATAGCTGACGGTGAGCTGCACTTGTTTTTCTTTCTGATTTGCCGAATGCCACGCCAGCCTTCGCAGTAGCCGCGCGAAATCGATTTGCGCGCACGGCGTCGCATTCCGCCGAATATGCACTTCCGAATCGAACATCGTGCTCATGCCGCCTCTCCCTTTTGTCCGCCGCTTTCTTTGTCCAGCCTCAGCATCGCCTGCCCGAAAAGCCGCGCCGCTTCCTGCTTCGAGGTGAGCGCGCGGATCCTCCGCAGCAGGCTGCGGAACTCTCCCGTCAGCGGCCCAAGCGCCAGCTCGAGATCCTTCGGCGTCACGATCAAAAAATATCCGTAGGGCTTAGTCCGCAGACCGCCGATCGGTACATGAAAGAGCAGAATTGCCGTCTCCACCGTGCCCGTGATCTGCCTGCGCGTTTGCTCGTTCCAGGCCAGGCCCGCGCGCGAGGCGATTTCTTCCGCGCGGATCGCGTTGTGAGCGCTCTTATGCGAGGCGACCACGCGCAGGATCTCCTTATCGCTTTCGCTAAATAAGTTCGAGCGGAGCGCCTCCTCGATACGCGCGTCAATCTCCCGCCAGCGATCGAAGAGCAGATTGCCGAGTTGAAGTTGCTCGCTCACGGCTCCCGCTCTACTCGAGCTCCTCAAGCGCCCGAATGGCGCTGTCGAGCTTCGCTTGTAGCGCAAGAAGCGATTCAAGGATTCCGTGGATGTATCCATTTCTCTGGTCCACGGTCGGGGCGCGGCTCGCCTTTGGAGCTCGAAGGCGCGACACCGAGCTCCGCTTTGACTTACCCCATACGGCAATGATGTTCCTCGCCGTGGGCCACGAAATGTCGTGCTTTCTCGCGATCGCGTTGATGCTCATTCCCGCGGCGTGGTGCGCGAGAATTTCCTTTCGCGTTTCCTCGTCGATTCTCTTCGCCATGCTCTGCCTCCGCTGTTCCGGCGCCTGCTCTTCGTCCAACGCCAAGTTAGTTTTCGCCGCGATGACGTTGAACGGCCTGACCGCAGGCATTCCCAGCCTCTCGCGCATGTGCGCGTCACAGACCGGCGTCGTTCTGACGATCCGCGTCGCTTTCACCTCGCTGCCGCGCTCGAGGCAGTCCCTGCACAGCGGATCGCTCATCGCCTCCTCCTGGCGAAATAGTGCACGGTCGTGTGATCGCGGTTGATCACGCCTGCGATCTCCGTGAGCGAAAATCCCTCGCGCCTTGCGCGGGCGATGAATTTCGCTCTCGCGCCGACGGCGCGAGGCGTCCTCGATCTGCCGGTCAGAATGTCCTCTCCGACGCCCAGTTCCGCCGCCGTCTCCGCCCTGAGCCGCTCAAGCTCGCGCAGCGCATTCGGCCTTCGCGTCGAGAGCTTGTAGAGCAGCGCTTCACGGACCGACTTCTGGCAGTCTGCGCAAAGCGCGTCGAACGCCCCCTGCAGGTCGCTGATCCTGACCATCGCTTCCCCTCGCGTCGTCTTCGTCCCGGGATCGCTCACGCTGACCCCGCCTTTCTCGTCGCTGCGGCGTCACGCGTATATTTCTCGTCGCAGGCCACGCAACGCGTAACGCCGTCCCGGTTCACAAACCAGTAGTGCATCTCCCGGCACCGGCACCTCCGCTCCGTCCGCAGCATGACCTGGACGGCATCACCGATGAAGCTCCACATCTCGATCTCGCCGGCAAGCTCGAGCGTCACGATGTTCGCGAGCAGCGGGTTTGTTTGGCTTAGCATCGGCGTCTCCTCGCGCCTTCCGTCACCGTGTTCACAATGTGCGGCTCGCAGTAGCGGAAGCTCGTCACCACGTCGCCGCGCTCTTCCGCTTTCTCGAAAGCCCGCTGGATGCCCAGCAGAATGTCGTTCACCGCCGCGTCGCACCGCGCCCACTCGAGCACCACGTCTCGCTCCGTCTTTTCGCCCGACGGCGCCCCCGCCTTCGGGAACGAATAGAGCTCCCGCCGCGAGCTCCCCGCCATCTTCAGCTGCTGCAGAAAGAACTCGCGGATCGCCGCGAACCGCTCTTCCGCCGTGCTCATGCGCGGACTCGCGGCCGCGCGCTCCCAATGCGGCCTGCAAAGCGGATCGCTCATCTCTCGCCCCTACACGTCCGGCACACCGGCACGGTCCGCTCTTCGCCGCGCCGCTCTTTTCTCGCGCGGATCTCGAGCGCCGGCGGCAGCTCCCGCACCTGGATCGCCCTCGCAAAAAGGCTGCGCAGCGTCCTCGGAGCACGCGCCGGCAGTTTCGCCGCGTTGATCAGCTTCTGTGTGCCGTCCGCCAGGACGAAGCTTTCGACCTTCCGGAAGAGCCGCGTGAAAAGTCTCGGCGAAGCCGCGCAAGCCGAGCGGATCCGCAGCGCGACGCGCGTGTCCACGCTGATCTCCAGCGGCTGCGAAACGCGCAGCTCGTAACGCTCGCCGAGCAGCGCTTTGGTCTTGGTCGCGCGCGCCGGCGTCGACCCTTCCTCGAGCACTTCCTCAATCAGCGATTTCCGCAGCGTAGCCAGGTCGCGGTTCGCCTCGTCCGCTTTCCGCTGCAGCTCGAGATACCGTTCCGCCGTCGCGTCCAGCGACATTTTGCTAAGCGCCATTGGCAGCTCCTTTCCCCGCGCTTTCCGCATCCACCATCTGCCCCGCGATTCCCGCCACAATCTTCGTCATGCAATCGATCCCGCAAGCATGGCGCATGCCTGCGATGTCCGCGTCGTTCGGATTCCAGGCGCTCACTTCAACGAAAAGCGGCCCAGTGTTTCCCGCCCGCGCAAGGCGCACCAGCCACCAGTGATTCGCGTCGCTCGAGCGCTGCTTCGCGCAGCCCGGCCCGTCGCATCGGTACGGTTCGGCAATCTTGCTCATCGCAGCAAAACTCCCAGCAGCGCTCCCGCGAGCGTTCCGCAGACGATCCCGACGCCGATCCAGACGCTTCCCGAAAAGGCCCGCGCAAAGAAAAGCACGCGGGCATCATTGAGCTTCGCGATGCGCGCCTGGCGCGCGGCGACATGCTCGGGCAGTTCGGGTTCCCGCTGCTTCGGGCCCTCGAGCGCCGCGCTCTCCTGCGGCGTCATGCACAGCGAACACACCAGCACAAAGTCGTCGATCGTCCCGAATTCCCGATCGAGCTCGGCCATTTGCGCGGGCGTCGGCGGCAGCGTGTCCCTTCCGCAGCGCGAGCACGGCAGCAGCAGCACTTCGCGTTCGCTTTCCATCACGCCACCCGCCTTTCTCCGGGCTTCTCCGCGCGCTTCTTCTGCTGCCGGACGTATTCGAGCAGCCGCCGCGAGGAGTAGTAAGTCCGCGATTGCGGTTCGCTCTCCGCGGAAATGAAGTACGGATCTTCGACCGTGCAGCGTTCGAGCAGCGCCTTCTGCTGCTTGTCGGTCAGCACCGCCGGCTTTCCGTTGCCGAAGGCTTTCGCCGCGAGCGTCAGGATCTCCTCCTTGGCCATCCCCTCGAGCTGCAGGCGGTGCGGAAAGCGCGAAAGCATCTGCTCGAGCCGCGGCCTGCGGCACGGACGCAGAAATTCCTGCAGCAGCCGGTGGCTCCCCGCCAGGATGATCCCGCAGCCCCGGCGGTCTTCGCGCCGCGTCAGGTCATGCAGTTGCCGGATTCCTTCGAGCGCGTCCACGTCGAGGTGCTGCGCTTCGTCCAGCACGATCGCGGGCAGCTTCTTCATCCCGCGGATGGCTTCGAGCACTCCGTAGCGCGCCGCCCAGCGGAGCGAGGAGCGCAGCTTCACGCCGGCCGCTTCGGCCACGGAACGCCACATGTGCGTCTCCGTGCACCTCGGGCCGCAGTAGACGTAGACCGCCGGCTTTCCGGCGGCGTTGAACTTGCGGCACAGATTTTCGAGCACGTACGATTTCTCGCTCGAAGGCGGTCCGTACACAATCGCGTTCACGCCCTCTTCGGCGGCTTCTTCCATCCGCTCCTTGAGCAGCTTGTAGCTTTTCGTGTGCAGCATTTCGATTTGGGCCATTCACTCCTCCGTTCGGATCTCGCGGAAGATTTCCGCGTCTTCCGCCACCGCATCCGAAATAAAAGCGGGCTGCAGCGCGGCTTTCGCTCTTGCCTGCCTGCCGGCAGGCAGGGCCGCGGCCTGCGCCCGCGCCATTCCCGGCGCCGCTTTCTCTATTCCGTCCGTGCCCGTGTTCTCGAGCGCCCGTGCCACGAGCTCCTCGCGCTCGCTTTTCCAATCCATGCTCGTAGCCATGGCCCCGAGCGCCGCCAGATACTCCGCGTAGCCTTTCCGCAGGGAACGCTGTTTGCGCATGCCGGCATTGATCTGGTCGCGCGTCACTCTTCCGCCGGGCGCCTGGCTGACCAGCTCCTGGACGCGCAGCGAGCCCACGAACTGCAGCGTCTTCGGATCGGCCGCCGTCGCTTCGCCCAGGTTGTAGGGATCGCGCAGCACCAGCACGTCCTGCCCCTTCCGCAGATCCATCGCGAACAGGCTCGCGTCGTCCGGCTCGTAAATCATCTGATCCAGCTGCACGCAGCCGCCCTGCCTCACCGTGCGGATTTCCCGCTCGCAGAAGAGCAGGTCGACCAGCCGCGGGTCCGCGCCCGTCCGGCGACATTCGGGGAACTGCTCTTCCATCACTTCGTTCGGCGAGCGGTGCTGCAGCGAGCGGTGGGGTTTGTCGTTGTAGTCCTCGATCGCCTGCATTGCCGCCAGGATGAATTCCGCGTCCGTCGGCAGCGGGCTGCGAGCACGCTGGCCCTTTAGGTATTTCTGGTGCAGCGCTTCCGCCTGACGCGCTTTTTCCGGCCGGTTGCCCGGCTTGTTGCCGAGGTAGGCTTGCTGCCAGATCACATCGAAGCGCTTCGACCAGTGCGTGAAGTGCGCCTCGATAGGCTTCGATCGCGGATGGTAGGGCAGAGCGCTCGTGATCCCCACGCCTTCGCGGTTCAGCACGGAGCGTAGGTTTTCGGGCAGCTCGATTCGCTCGAGGTCCCGCCGCACCTTTTTGTAGTCTTCTCCGTTGTCCCAGTAGAAATTCCGCGGGAAGCCGTGGCTCAGCGCCGCAATGCGCAGCGCGGAGCAGATCGTCCTCGAAGACGGACTTGGCGCGAAGCACCAGCCCACGATCTTCCGGCTGCCCCAGTCCAGAATCGCCGTGAACCAAACGCGATAGGGCTCGTCCGGCTTCAGCTCAGCGAACAGCGTGTTTCGCACCATCACATCGAATTGCCGATGGTCGGAGACCCACCAGGCCATCGCATCCACCGGCGCGCGCTGCACATGGGGAGAGCACTTCCGCTCGTACGCTTCTTTGCCCTGTCGTCCCATCACCTTGATGGGTTCCGGGATGGTGTTGATGAACGCGAGCGCGGCGCTGTAGGAAGGCGGATAGCCAGGCTCACCGATGTTCTTCCAGTCGCGGCGCAGCGCTTCCCAGCACATCTGCGCGGAGAGACCCTCGTTCAGCCACTTGTGCCGCAGAAATTCCGCGGCCAGCGGATGCTGCGCAAAGTAGCGCGACTGCCCTTTGTCCCTACGCGGCGCTTCGCCGAGCGCCGCGAGACCGCCCTTGTCGAAGCGGTCCAGCCAGCGATAGAGCGTTCGCATCGAAACCGGCGGCTTCTGCTGCGCCGCGATCCACTCCGCCAGGTCGTTCAGCGTGTCCACTTTCCGGCCGTCCGGAAGAGGGATCACCGGACGGTGGCCGTTCGTGCGCCGGCGGAACTCCAGCAGCGGCTCGAGCGCCTCGAGCCGCGCGTGCGCCAGGTCGCGGTGCTCCTCGTGCAGCGCGACGATGATCGGCTTTTCCGTTTCCGCTTTCGCAAGCAGCGGCAAGACGTTCGCGCGCGCAATGGCCGTTTGTTCGCCGGTCTGCCGCGACGGACCCTGGAGAAGCCGGGCATATTTCAGTTGCGCGGCCGCCGGCAATCCCGAAAGCGCATACTCGCGCTCGAGTCGTCCGTTCCGCCCACGCGTTTCGGATTCACGACTCGAGTTGTTCAGTACTCGACGGATGTGCCTTTTGCTCCATCCCGTGAGCCGCGCCGCTTCCGCGCATTTGAGCCAGACTTCAGCCACGCGCCACGCCTTTCTTTGCATGCAGCGGCGCGAAATAGGCGGACCGCGCCAGCGCCAGCTTTCCGTGATTCCATACGTGTTCTGGTGTAGGCCTGGTAAACAGCGCGAGAGCGAGCCATGCCAGGCTCGCCAGCAGGACCAGCGCCGGATAGCTCCAGGTGCCGAGGCGCAGCGCGCCGATCAGCAGATAGCCGAAACCGAAAATCAGGAAAAATGCTCCCGCGCATCGCCAAAGCAGCGCGTCGGGTTTTTCCGCGCCGGCGGAAGCGAGTAAGAACGTCGCGCCGAAGATCACCGCGATCCAAGCGTTCAGCGCGAAGTATTTCGCCAGCTGGCTCAGGGATGAGTTCAGCACGGCGTACCGCGAAGCGAGACCGGCGATCGCCAGCACACCGAGCACCGCGGCCGCCTGGCGCGGGAGCTGCGCCACCTGGCCGGCGGCGCGGAACAGTTCCGGAGCCCCGCAAAGCCAGACCGCTCCGCACGCCAAAAGAAAAATCATCGCGTAGCCGGAGGAAGTCACCGGCGCGATCTGCCCGATGAACAGAGCGACGATGGAATAGCAAAGCCAGGCGCAGAGGAACAGGAACATCCAGCGCCGCTCTGCGTGCAGTCCGATATACACCATCCGCAGCAGCGCGATCAGCAGCAGCACGTCCGGCGCCAGGCAGATCGCGTATCTCACGATGGCCGCCGTTTCCGCGCGTTCGCGCAAGGCAGGAATATGCGGTCGTCGGTGAACATGTGCCTTTGCAACGGCACGTAGATTTCGCGATGCCTCTTCTTGGCGTGAGCCTTAGAATTGTTCGCGGAGGTGCCGTATGCCACCTGTACCGCCGTGGCCTCCGGGCTCGATGCTCGGAGACTAGCTGAACGAAGGCGGCGGCCGGGAGCCAATCTGGCGTTGGCCCCCGGGGAGGAGGGGCCCTGTGCCGCCTTTCCCTTGGGGTGGCCCCTGAGGGAACCTCTAGATGTTGAGCTTCCTCCGCAGCCGCGCATCACCGCGCCTCGCCTTTCACCGAAGTTTTGATTTGCCCGGTCCAGAAAGTCGGTCGTAACCTTCCCGCGCGCACTTCCTTGCGCACCGTAGAGACCAGCACGTCGATCAGATCGAGCGCATTCCATGGCCGGCCGAGCTCGCGCAGCATTCCGTCCAGAAATTCGCGGTTCTCGGAGGAAAGGAAATCCAGCTTGATGATTTGACGAACGCACCACGCGCAGAAGGGACCGACCAGGGGATCGCGATCGGTGCTGCTCCGCCGGCGCGCTTCGTCATACGCCCGCGCGTGCAGCTCCGGCTCGAGCCGCACCGTAACCAGCTTCCGGTCGTCGATGCTCATCTGTAGCGGCAGTGGGGAGGATGCGGGCTGGGTCAGTGCGATCATGCGGCCCTCCGCTCGATGCGCTCGACTTCGGCGAGCAGCGCGCAAAGAACGCGCTTCGATTGCCGCTCGCCTCGCGCCACGCGCCCGACGTGCGTACGATTCACGCCCAGCTGATTTGCCACGCGCGTCAGCAGGCCGCGGTACTGCAGCGCTTTCTGCAGGCTTGTAGTAGATTTGGTGCGCGCACGGTTAGTGCTCATGGGCACAACGTTATGCCTAACGTTGTGCCCGTGTCAAGAGGAATCTTTTGAAGTTTCCGGAATACGCAAAACTAGTCCGAATCGCGGTCGCCAAATTCGGCACGCAGGCCAAACTTGGCGCAGCCGTCGGAAGGAAAGAAGGCGCCGTCGGCCTTTGGTTCAATGGCCACACGAGGCCCAACGAACAGATACTTCGCAAGCTCGCCGAGCTAGTGCCAGAGCAGGCAGAACTGGCGATTAAGCTGGCTGACGAATATTCGCATCACGCGAGCCGACATAAGAGCGCGGCAGCTGGCTCGGTCGCGCCTGCTCGCCAGGAAAGGCCCCGGGAAATCTCCGCCGAGCAGTGGGAGGAACTTTTGCAGCTCTCTGCGGGCAGCGGGCAGGAAGTCTCCATCTTGCTCGAGCGAGTCATCAAGCTCGGGATTCGCCATTTCGATCCCCACGGAACTGTTCGCCGTGCCGGCCGCGACAAGGATAGAAAAAAATCACACGTCGCTTGAGGCAAGTCCATTGACAGGCACGTCCCCGGATGCTAATTTTTGCCCGTTCGTCGCACCTAAATTCACGGCTATCGCCGCCTGCCCCAGGTGAAGCCCAAGGCCCAGGTGAATATCTATGGCATCCCAGGTCCAGCAGCATCGCCATTTTGCCGAGGTCGTATCTCTCGATAGTCGCACTGCTGCCCGTTTCGTTCACACAGTCTACCAGGAGGAGATGGCGGAGATCGTGGATCGGCGCGCCAGGCTCAGGCAGGAAAAAAGAGAGCTGGACGAGCTGCAGCAGAAGGTGGCCACCGCCATCCGCTGCGGCGCCCGGATAGAGCCCGGTCTCTACTCGGCGGAAATCCTCACCACCACCAAATCGGGCTACAATGTGCCGCCATGCAGCTTCACCCGTCTCATCATAAGGTAACCGCGGCCTTCGCGTTCCTGCCGGCCGCGCTCCTTTTTGCCGCCTCGCTCGCCGCACAAAATCCCCCAGCGGGCGCCGGCGCCATAATCGAGCAATTCAACTTCGCCGGCGGGGTCCAGCTCCGCATCGGACGCGATTCCATGACGGATCGTAAGCTCTGCGTCGCGCAGACGCCCATGACTCGCGGCGTCACGATCAGCTTCATGGGTAAAGCAGTCTTCGTGAATCTGGCTCTCGATGTGCAAGCCGACTACTACCAGCCGGCTGTGCTGCGTCTCGGAGATGCGAAGCCTTTCCAGCTCATCATTCCTCAGCGGCCCCACGTTCTCTTCATTCCGCTCTCGCGCGCGGCTTCCGTCGTCCGCGCGCTCTATTCCCATCAGCGCATCCGCCTGCGCTTCATCGAGTGGCCGGACGGCCGCGTCAACGATGGCGACCTGGCTCTCGGCGATTTCGCCTCCGCCTATGACACGGCCGTGCGGCTATGCCGCTGGCTCCCTTTAAGGATCGCGGCGATCCATCCGAACGTCGATTCCGCCGGCATGAAGGACACCTCGGATTTATCTCAGGCAGATCAAACATTCTTCCCGCTCGAGGGCGGCTGGACGGTTAGCGGCAAGACTGATGGAACATGCGACCTTGATTTTGGCCTGAGTTCGAATTTTGGGCATTTCGACGGAAGACAATTTGTCGCATCGCCATCGCGCTTTATGGATGATGGCGGGCGCCTGCTCCGCGAGCTCGGACGCGAGCCCTCATTTGAGGCCCTGCTCTCAGCCGCGGCGGCCGCGGGTAGTTCTGGGCTGGTCGAGTTTGATGGCGAGGCCTATTCGCTCCTGGGCTTTAGCCAGGCTTTGACCTTTCTCCGCTCCGCCTGTGCCGCGCCTTCCTCCTCTTCCTCGCTTGAACCGGGTTACGTCGAAATGGTGCGGCGCGATCTTTCGCGCAACCTTCGGTCCCTTGTCCTCGGGTCCTTGCCGATCTCCTGCTCGGCTGTGCTAACGATTTCGCGCGACGGGGAGATCCTGGATTTCCGGGTTGAGAAGCCTGACGGCGACCAGCTCTGCATCTCGGCGATCCGCGTGAGCAATCCCCTTCCTTCTCCTGGAACGGCACATTGGAATCGGAATTCGGCGCAGTTCCGCATCACATTTTCATCTGACTAGCTCGCCTATAGGCGAAGAAAAAGCGATGTCCGTTGGATGTCCGCTGGATTTTGGCTCCCTTGGCCGCATGTCCGCTGGATTAGCCTAGTAGAATCAGATCGTTGCGCGCTTCCCTGGCGGGTCTTGGGGGCATGTCCGCTGGATTTTGCGACCGGTTACACAAAACAAAAGACTTAGAGCTTCCATCCAACGGACATTTGCTCATCTACTGACAACGAATGTCGTTAGTGATTTTGTCGCGCCCCGCCTCACTGGCCCCGCGCAACAACAACAAAACTCTCCTACTTACGCGCCACTCGCTTCCTCTCGCCGCGCCTCGCTTCCACTGACACTCATTTCCGCAGACAATA